AAAAGATAATGATTATCCCCCCCCCCAGTTTGACACACCTTCTTTAATAAAAATTGAAGAAAATAAAACAGAATTTAGTTTTAATATTAGTTCTGGAGTGGAAGATTCAAGAATAATAACTTTCTTTAATGATTTAGAAACTTATTTTGGCTTTATATTTGTTGGCGAATTAGAATTTAGTAATTTTAGTCAATCGAGAGACAATTTAAGTTTTAATATAGATATAGGCGATTTGAAAAGTATTTACACAATAGATTTTTTTGATAAAAAAACAAATTCAAATCTAAAATATAATTTTAGTTTTTTCTTCCCTTTGGTTCAATATAGTAGAGATGAAAAAACAGGAATGTATATATATAAAACTGTTAATAATCAGTATATATCGAATGGTAGTAAAATTTCAAATTTAAAAGTAAAAGCCAGATTTACGAGTTTAAGTGGTATTAGTGGAAAACTAACAGTTAAACTTAAATATTATGGGCTATACATTTGAAAAATAATAGAGACTTCGGTCTCTAATATGGAATGGACGCTAATATGGCATCAGCAGCCGGCTCATAACCGGAAGATAGGCGGGTTCGAATCCTCCCCATTCCACCATATAGGATTATTAGAAGTGGGAAGAACGACTTCCCACTTCTACCTAAAATTTTAGTTTTTGGTAGGAAGATTGACAATGCATGAAAAAGAAATTTGGAAAGACATTCCAGGGTATGAAGGTTTATATCAAGTAAATCAATGGGGCGACATTTATAGTTTATATACTCACAAAAAATTGAAATGGAGCTTGCATAAAGATGGATATAAACAGTATAACCTTCATAAAAACAAAAAATCTTATATAATGACAGCGCATAGATCTGTTGCATTGGCTTTTATTCCTAATCCAGACAATTTACCATTGGTAAATCACAAAGATGAAAATAAATTAAATTGTTACGTGGGTAATCTTGAATGGTGTACTGAATCTTATAATATTAAATATAATGGAAACCGATCTGCGCAAGCACAATTTGATAATTATGCAAAAGAGTTTTATGTTTATGATCTTGAATTGAATTTGCTTGGCAAATTCAAAGGTACGAGAAAATTTGCTAAAAAGTACAATTTATCTTCCAGAAATTTTAGCTCTATTTTGAATTATAATTCTAAAAACCCAATAAAATTGCGTCAATATAAAGGTTTTTATCCAATTTTTTTCAAATTGTAAAATTGTTTGATTAAAATTTTATTTTAGCGTTTTAAGCTCGTTTATTAATCACGTAATGAATGAACCTTGATAAATCAATATCTGAATCATGCCTATTATTAACTCAGTGAACAAAGCATGTTAGTGCTCTGAGACGCACAGTAATTTCCGTTTGGTTGAATAGGGATACCTGTTCGATTGGGCGGCTATGGTATAGTGATATACCGTAGGGAGGCGGAAACCGCCAACAAAAATGTGTGTTGCCAAGAGTTGTCGCTGCAAAATGCACGGAACTTTCGGGCGTAGCAATAGACGTTTCCTGTGGAAAAATAAGCCTAAGGGGTTATAGCGTGGCAACTATAATGACAGAGGTAGGCCAACAATACGCTCCGTCTTGAAGCAGAAGAAATTCTGCTATAACGAAAGTCGCCGGTTAAAGTAGCCGTATGACGGGTTAGAAATTTATCTATTTGATACTTTTAATAGTTTTGGTAAATAAAATTTGTCTGAATAAACGGTGAAATTTATGAGTAAACAGTCTCATACGGGTTTATGTATGCAATATGGCTTGGCCTGTTGCGATACTGGGGTAAGAAGTTAGGGGTCGCTCCCCGAAGCTCAGACTTATCTTCCTGGTGGCAGAATATTGTAAGAAGACAATGGAGGTAGGGCGAAGGCCCAATAATAGGTATGATTGAGATATTGATTTTCCCAAGGAATTAGTCAATTAATAAGGGAGGACATCTCTATAAAAATCGGTCTCAAAGAGAAAGACATCGGTATGTTTAAAGCTATTAATGTATCATATTATGATTCATTAGCTCAGATGGTAGAGCACCTGCCTTTTAAGCAGGAAGTCTGGAGTTCAAGCCTCCAATGAATCACCAGTAGAGAATTTATTTCCCTACACTTCTTGAAGCATTTTGTCTTTTGCATGTTTAACTTCCATTTTATAAACAAAAACCTTCTCTGGATAGAGGAGGTTTTTGTTTATTTTGTCTATTGATTTTTATATATAAAAATGATATTGTATTTATAGAAAATTAGAGGAGGGCAATAAGATGAATAAAAATTATTTAACTTATTTGAAAGCTGAAAGCAGGTCTCCTAATACCATTTCTTCTTATATTCATTATGTACAATCAGCTTTAGATTTTATAGGAAAAAAAGAAAAAGATATTGACTATAATGACATCAATAATTGGCTTGCTAATAATGATTTATCCTCTAATACCAAAAGATTGATGAAAGCAGCAATTAAAAATTATTTTGATTTTTTAGTCAAAACTAATCAAATTATGACGAATCCTGTTTTTCAAATTAATCTTCCGGCATTGAAAGTAAAACAAAAACATTGCCCGAAATCTTACATGATTAGAGAACTAATTAATAATTGTTCTAATATAAGAGATCAAGCTATGATTATGTTTTTAGCTACAACTGGTTTAAGATTTAATGAAATGATTAGTATTACATTAGATCAATTTCATAATATGACAGGTGAATTAGGCAGAGAAATTGAGGTCGTGGGGAAAGGTAATAAACGAAGAACAATTTTTATCAATGATGATACTAAAAATTTAGTAGATAAATATTTGTTGGTTAGAGGTGAACAAAATGGTCCTCTGTTTATTACCAATAGAAATGAATCGGTGAAAAATAATAATTTCAACTTAATGTTAAAACAAGTAGCGAAAAAAGCTAAGATTCCTTTTTGGCAAGATGTTTCTGCTCATTGGCTTAGAGTGGCTTTTGCAACGACTAAGGCGAATAGTGGTATTCCATTACATATAATCCAATATAGTTTAGGCCATAGTAATATTAAAACCACTATGGGGTATATAAAAAACGATCAAGAAGCAATTAACAAAGCAATGATGACTATGGCATTTTAATATTTATTGAAGAAGGGCATTGTATATGGCAACTGGATATACTATTTATATTGAAAACGGAGAAATTACTAACGGTAAAGATTTTTTATTATTATGTGCTCAAAAAGATGGATCTATAACTCGTCCAATTAGTAAATATAAAAAAAATAATTATGAGAATGCTAAACGCTCTTTAGAAGAAGTAGTTGAAATAAGTTTAGACGAAGCAAAAAAACGTATGAAAATAGAATATGATAATAATATCTATCATGCTATGAATAATCTTGAAAAATTGAAAGCAAAAAGTGCTTGTTACAAGAAAATTCGCAATGAAATAGAGAGATGGATTCCTCCGAATGAAGAATGTTTTTCTATTAAGAAATTTGCTCTTGAACAAATTAATATAAGCGATTCTTTTTCTGAAGGTATTGAGCGTTATCAACAAATTATTAATACGCCGTTTGATGACAGCGATGAAGCTGCGATTAAATATATACAAAAACTAATTAATGTGCGTAAAAATAATATGGAGCGTGCTAAAAAACAATATGAAGATGAAATTAGACGTATAGAAAGAAGAAAGCAATTTGTAAACGATTTTGTTGAAAGTCTTAAACAAATTGAGGAAGAAAACAAATAATGACAAAAGAAAATAAATAAGAAAGGAGGAATGTCAATAGATGAGAAAGCCAAATATGACTCCTGAAGTATTAGAAGCTATTCATTTAATGTTTGAAGATTACCCAGATATAGAAGCTGATTGTTATTTATATTTATCAGCTTTAAATACAGACAATTATTTATTATCTTATTTATCAGATCAAGCAAAAAATGAATTAAATAGAATGAATAGATGTGTTGTTTGTGGAGATGAATTAGATTATTATACTTTTACAGAAGAATATAATGAATTAGAGTATAGAGATAAAAAAAATGTAAATGAATGGTATTGTCCAAATTGTAATATTTTTTATTGATTGTTTTTAAGAAAGGGATAAGTATGAGTATTAATGAATCTATTTTGCAAAGAACAAAGAATTATTTTAGATGTGTTGGCACCTTGTATGAAACTAATTTGAAGCGGGAAGTTTGTGATATTAAAATTACAAATGAAAATGGTCAATCTGAAAAAGTCGAAGGAGAAAGAATTAATGGCGGATTCACAGTGAGAACAGCGAATGGAATTCATACATTTAATGTATATGGAACTAATCTCACTAATAAAGGAAAAGAGAATCCGATGTGGCCTATGTATCTTAAAATGTTGGAATGGGTCCCTGAAATTGACAGAAAAGATGATGAAATTCCCACCTCTTTAAATGTAGAAGGAACTATAAGAATTAATGATTATGTTAATCAACAAGGAAATGTTTCCACTACTTTGAGATGGAATGTTAATAAAGCACAAAAAGCAAAAACTGTATTAGATGAAAATGTTCCTACTGGAACTGCACTTAAAGCAACTCTTTATATTCAGTCTATCAAAAAAGAAATTGTTAATGAAGAAGAAACAGGGCGTTTGTTACTAACTCTTTATGGTGCTGATAATAAAGGCGCATGCTTTCCTGTAAAGGCCATTGTGAATGAAGATTTGGCTGAAGATTTTGAAGATTGTTATGAAGTGGGAATGACTGTACCTTTTGATTTTGAGCTTATTGCACGACATATTGGAGGACGCGTAGGAGAAAAGAAGTTTGGAAGAAAAACAAAAGTTGCAGTTAATAATGGTTTTGATGTTCAAGAATTGATTCTTGTAGGTGGAGAAGATGAGATCGAAGAGCCAGAATCTCTTGTAGAAACAGATGAAAATGGCAATGAAGTTCTTGTTAAAACTGATTGGATTAATCCTACTACTATGGGCAAAGCTATTAAAATTAGAGAAAATTATTTGAATGAATTAGTAGGGAAAAGTAAAGATGATAGCAAAAAAACTTTACTTCAGACAAAAAAAGAGGCTGCTAAGGAAAGGTTGAAATCTAAGGCGACAACTAATACTCCTTGGGATACAGATTTTGATAATGATGATGATAGTTTTGATTTTGAAGATTTAAATTGGTGAAATTATGGGAAAATTTGACATTACTGAAATTACTAAAACTACAATTACTACTGGATTAGCAGGAAAAATTATTGGCATTTATGGAACAAATAATACAGGAAAATCTTATGTTTCTGCAAGATTGTTTCCTGGCAAAACTCTTTGGTTAGCTACTGAAAAAGGGTATAATGCACAAAGCGATCTTTATGTATATGATATTGAGAATTGGCATGACTTTAGAGATGCTATTAATCAGCTTACTACCAGGAATAAAAAGAAGAGAGAAAAAGTTCGTGAAATGTATGATTGTGTAGTTGTAGATACAGCTGATAAAATTCCAAATTTATGCACTCAATATATTATTTCTCGTTATAATGAAGAACAGTCTGCTAATTTTACTGATTTTAATCCTATCAATGAAATTAGTGCTATTCCTTTTGGAGGAGGATATGCTTCTCTAAATAGAGAAATTGATATTCAAATTAATAAATTGGCTTTGTCAGGATATTGTGTTGTTCTTATTTTTCATGATGAAATTAAAACAATGAAAGATGAAAAGAATAGAGAATATGAATATATTATTCCTAAGACAACATTCAATAAAGCAGGTAATTGTTTAAAAGATATTCCTGATTTTATGATTTATTTGGAATTACAAGGAATTGGAGATGATGGGATTCCTATTTTATCCAGAGGGCATTGTGTTCAGCATAAAGAGTTTTTTGCGCGTAGTAGATATACAGAGTGTCAACCGATTATTGATCCTTTTACAGAAGAAAATTTAAAGAATGCTATTAAATTAGCTTGTGAAAAAGAAGCTGAGAAATTAGGAGTAAAAGCAATTACTTTCGCAGAAGAAGAAAGCAAAAAAGAAAAAGTCAAAGAAGAAAAAAGTAAAACTTATGAAGATTTAAAAAATATGATTCAACCAATCTATAAAGCGCTATATACAGCTAAGTATAAAAATTTTGTAGATTCAGTGGTGACGCAATATTTAGGAGAGAATAAGAAGATCAGTCAAACTACTAATGAAGATAAGGATTCTTTGCAATATATTTATGATAAATTATTAGATTTTGCAGAAGAAAAAAATGTAGATTGGGAAGAATCTTAATGTTTTAATATGATATGAGTATATGTTCTATTTGTGGTAAAGAAATAGATAGAGGCAAGAAATATCAAAATGAAAGATATAAAAATATTATTGTTTGCAGTAAAGAATGTTATGAGCAATTAATAGAAATAAAAAAGAACGCTGTAAAAAAAGAGCCATATCCAGATTATAATGTTTTATTAGATTATATTAAAGATCAATGGCTTGGCAGTGAAAATGTAAATTGGTTACTGACAGTTAAATTTATTAAATTTCTTGTAGAAAAAAAGAATATGTCTTGCAAAGACATCTATAATGTAATAAAATATGCAGTAGAAATAGAAGGATATAGTATTCAATTTGAATATGGATTAGGGCAAATATTTCCGAAATATATTGAGCCATTCAATAAATTTATGGAAAAAATAAAAAACAATAAACAGAATGCTAAACAAATTGATATTCAAATAAATACTATTCCTTTTATTAAACAAAAAAGAAGGGTTAAAGAAGAACAATGGGATTAAAGGATTATTTAAAAGAGATGATTTGTATCATTATTTTATTAATTGGGAGTATTGTAGGATGCTATATATTAAAGAATCCTGTAATATATATTACATGCGATTTATTAATTATAATTAAATTTTTTAATTTATTATTTTTGAAAAAGTGAGAAATATTTATGCTTTATAATATAAATTTATCCTCTTTGCTTTTAGGGTGTTTAATGAAACAACCGTCTCTTTTAACTCTTCCTCAATTCCCTTTGTCTAAACAAGATTTTGAGCCTGAATTATTTCATAAAATTATTTATGTTGCAATTAATAAATTGGTTCATAATGGAATACAAGAAATTACAGAAATAGAAATAGAAAATGTAGTAAAAACAAAACCTGCTTTTTTGGAAGTTCTACAAGATAATAATTATCTTGATTTTATTGTTAATGTAAAAGAACTATCTATTATAGATAACTATGAGTATTATTATAATACTATTCGTAAATTTTCTTTGTTGCGAGAATTGCAAGATAACGGTTTTGATATTAGAGAATTTTATGATGAATTATCAGAAGAAAATAACCAATTAGCACAATTTGAGAAACTTACTATTCAGGAAATATTAAATAGAATAGAATTTAAAAGTATTCAATTAAGAACAAAGTATGATGTTAAATATGTGAGAAATGAAATGAGAGCAGGAGAAGGCACAGAAGAATTATTATCTGAATTTGAAGAAACTCCTGCTTTTGGGGCATCTTTGTGTTCTCCGTATTTAACTACTTTGTTTCGTGGATGGTGTTTAGGACATTTAATAATGGAGTCTGCACCTTCATCTACTGGTAAATCTCGAATGGCAGTGGCAGATTTATGCAATGTATCAGTAGATCAAATTTGGAATGATGAACAAGAAGATTTTATTATTAATCCTAATTATCAAGGTTCGGGATTATTTATTCATACTGAATTAGATACTCGTAAAGAAATTAATCCAATGTTTTTAGCTTGTATATCAGGAGTAAATGAAAAACATATTACTATGGGGACTTTAAATAAAGAAGAAAAATTTAGAGTTCTTAAAGCTGGAGAAATATTAAAACAAAATAATTTAACTCTTGTAGATATGGCCGATTTTACTTGTCAAAGTATAGAGAGAAAAATAAAAGAATGTGTAGAAAAATATAATATATATTATACTGTTTTCGACTATGTGCAATTAAATTCTTCTGTCGTTGCCGAATATAGACAGAATACAGCAGTACAAGCAAGAGAAGATTTGGTTTTAAGGAACATTACATTGGAATTAAAAAATATGGCAGAAAAATATTCAGTGGGAATAAAAACAATGAGCCAATTAAATGGAACTGAAAAAACGATTGATTTTCCTGATGAAAGTTGTTTTTCTGGCGGCAAATCTCAAAAAGTGAAATTAGATGCTGCTTGTATTACTTTACCTGTAAAAAATAGAATAAAAGAATTTGCTCATATTAAACCCTATATTAAAAAAGTAGGATTTAAGGGCGAAACTATTATGCCAAATTTGGTTAGTTATATTGTTAAATCAAGATTTGGTGAATATGCAGATCAAAAAATAAAAGTATGGCGTTATTTTGATCGAGCACGTTTTAGAAATACAGATTATTTTTGTACAAATCAATATGATGAATTAATCAATATATAGGAGAAAAGATAATGATTATCCCCCCCCCAGTTTGAGTCATTAAATAAAAAAACAACTTTATTAGGAAAACAATCATATGTAGTTCAAGGAGGAGCTTTTACAGGTAGCAACAATTATAAGTATCAAAATGTAGATTTTTCATATAAAGAAGAATATTTATATAAAATATTTTCTTTTTTTAGAATGGAAATTACTATTAATTCGAGTGTACAATTAAGTAATGCTAATGGATTTTTATCTTTTGCCTTTAAAAATAGCTCCAATGAGTGGTTTAGGGCTAATTGGGGTGATATATATAACAAAGAAATTACTGTTAGCAAATATTTTTATGTAACAAAAGCATCCCTCAATTATGATTATAATTATTTAGCTCTTAATTATACTATGTATGATTTTGCTAATATGGAGTATACTCTTTCAATATATTCAAGTACTAATCCATATATTCCATTTTGGTATCTTCCTTATGTAAATAATATTATCCCTCCTTCTTCGGAAGTATTAAATATTGATATTAAAATAGAAGGAATCGAATAAAAAGGTGATTATTATGTATCAAAGAATTGAAAAACTTTCTGAATCTCCTTGTTCTAAATGTGGTAGTAAAAAAAAATGCGATAAAAAACTAAAAAAGAATGATAATTTTCTTGATATTAAAAATCAAGTATTTAGTGATAAAAATTTTAATTACAAAGAATGTGGCTTATGGATAGCCTTAAACGCTCCAGAAATGGTAGAAATTTTTGATTAAAATTTTTGCAAAATGGGTTGACAAGAAGATAGAAAAATGATATAGTAATAACACTGAAAGCGATATAAGAGAAATACAAAAATATTTCTCTTATATATGCCGGGGTGGTGGAATTGGTAGACACCTGAGACTTAAAATCTCATGGAAGAAATTCCGTGCCGGTTCGAGTCCGGTCCCCGGCACCATGTTTGAAATAAAATAATAAGTTTTGTTTCAAACAAAAAAGGCATGGCTTTTATTATTGGCAAACCGAGAATGACGGTTAGAATATCATTCATTCGTAGGCGATAGGAAACCTTTCTTTGTACTGTTCAGGGTGTCTCGCTACCTTAACGCGAAGCTGGTGTTTAATGTGTATACCTTCGCAAAAGGGAAGTAGAAAATTCTACTTCCCTTTTACATATTCAATGAAATACAAAGGTAGCTAATTTTTCTTTGTCTTTTTTCAAAGATGGAGATTCAACCACTTGTTTACGCAAAGTAGGCTCCGTGTCCAATTCTTTTTTCAACTTCTCAAATGCAGTATCATCTTTTACGAAAAACTCTTTAGTAATAGACGAAGTAGCCATATCAACACCTCCTTTTGATTAGTATATCTAATTTTGAAAATTTTGTCAATTTATCTTGACAAAATAAAATAATTATTTTATAATATAAAAAGCATATTAGAACGGCAAGTTCAATTTTATATTGCGCAATATAAAAAAAGAGGAAGAATAATCTTTCTCTTTTTAACGGGTTGATACTCACCGTGATGCCTATTTGATGAATAGGGCGCCGCCCAGGAGTATTGTAAAACTAAATCATCACGCCAAGTGGTTGGGCTAATGACTCGGGTCAACCGAGGGAGAAGGAACGAGTTTCCCAGAAAAAAAACAAAAGTAGAAATACTTTTTAAAATCGTGTTAATAGCTACATCCTTTGGGATGTAGCTATTACTTTACGAATTGAAGATTGTGATCTTATTACTTGACAAATTGATAATACAATATTATAATAAAAAGACAGAATTTAAACACAACATATTGTGTTTCTAAGAAATAAAACTATTGGAAGGGAAAAGCGTAATGATTAAACAAATCCAAAAACGAGATGGTAGATTAGTCTCTTTTGATAAACACAAGATTAAAGTTGCTATTGGTAAAGCATTTGAGGCCAGTAAAGAAAAAAAATCTAAAAAAACGGTTACTTTTCTTACTGATAAGGTAGTTTCTGTGCTTGAAACAGAAAATAATGATAATATTAATGTAGAACATATTCAAGATATAGTTGAACAGACTTTAATGACTAATGGATTTATTAAAACTGCCAAAGAATATATTATTTATCGTTTTCAACGTAATCAAATTAGAGAACAAAATTCTCCTTTAATTTCTACCTATAAAAATATTACCTTCTCCTCCGCCAAGGACAGCGATATTAAGCGAGAGAACGCCAACATCGACGGAGACACAGCCATGGGCACCATGCTCAAGTACGGCAGCGAGGGGTCCAAGCAGTTCTATCAGATGTTTATGATAAAACCAGAGCATGCACAAGCTCATATAAATGGAGATATTCACATCCATGACATGGATTTTGCCCCTATGGGGACCACCACCTGTACCCAGATTGACCTGATTAAGCTCTTTGATGGGGGCTTCTCCACAGGGCATGGCACACTGCGAGAGCCCAACGACATTGCTTCTTATGCTGCTCTGGCCTGCATCGCCATTCAGTCCAACCAGAATGATCAGCATGGCGGGCAAGCCATTGTGAACTTTGATTATTCCATGGCCATGGGAGTGCGGAAGACGTTCAAAAAACTTTATCTAAAAAATTTAGCTAAAAGTCTAATTTTACTTGTGGACAACACAATTTTAGAAAAAGATATTAAGAATAATGCTCAAAAGATCGAAAAAGACAAAAATCTTGTGCCTGAATTAGAATTAAAAAAATGCGAGCCTTATTTTGAGGAAGAGAAAGCATTCTTAATGAATTATTGTAATGATAAAGAAAAGATAAGGCAATGCCAAAGATTTGCTCATCAGCAAGCAGTTAAAGAAACTGATCGAGCAACTTATCAAGCTATGGAATCTTTAATTCATAATTTAAATACTATGCACTCTCGAGCAGGAGCTCAAACGCCGTTCTCTTCGATTAACTATGGAATGGATACCAGTCCAGAGGGAAGATTGGTAATGAAAAACATTCTATTAGCAACGGAAGCTGGTTTAGGCAATGGCGAGACTCCTATTTTCCCTATTCAAATTTTCCGTGTTAAAGAGGGAGTAAATTATAATCCAGAAGATGTAAATTATGATTTATTTAAATTGGCTATACGTTGTTCAGCTAAAAGACTATTTCCTAACTTCTCTTTTGTTGACGCGCCTTTTAATCTTCAATATTATAAAGAAGGACGCCCGGAGACGGAAATTGCCTACATGGGATGTGTTGCAAAGGAATCAGTCGTAACTTATCATATTAATGAGACAATTTATGTAGAAAGTATAGAAAGAATGTTTTTCCGAGTAAAAGAATTATTAAATAAAACACCTTTTATTAAAGGAAAAACCGAATATTTTGATTTAACCAATGAAGAATTAAATATTGAAATTTATGATTCTAATGTTTCTGGATTTGTTAAAGTAAAAACGGTATTACGGAACTTAGATGTATATGGGTGGAAAAAAGTAGTTTATAGTAATGGAAGAATCCTTGTAGCTACAAACGATCATCCTTTGCCTATTGATGGTTTAGGACGTACTTATGTACAAGATATTCCGTTAGGCAGTTATGCTCCTATTACTGTTCAACAACCTACAAATCTAAAGTCTAATTCGTTTTTTAGCAAAGAAGAAGCATGGTTAGCTGGAGTTATTCTTTGTGATGCTGGACTAACAGGTGGAGCGGTTGATATTTATGTAGGTATGGATGAGTATGATATTGCTCAAAAATGTAATGAATTATTACCTAACTCTACTATTATAGAGAATCATCGTGATGAAAAAGGAAATTACTTGACAATTCATTGTGGTTCCGTTGCAATGTCTAATAAATATATTTCTTTGTTTGAAGGTGGAATCAAACAAAAACGTCGTATTCCTAATAAAATTTTTAATTCTTCTTATGAAATTCGACTTGCATTTTTAGCGGGATTAATGGATGCAGATGGATATATTAATAAAAAAACATCCAAAAAAGGTATTGGGTTACGTGCTCAAATTGGAAGTGTAAATAAAGAGCTCGCTTTACAAGAAATGTGTCTTATTCAAAGTTTAGGGTTTAATGCTAAATTATATGAAACTCATTATGATAGTGAAAACAAAGATAAAACTGCATATAGAGTAGAGTTTGGAGCTTCTAAAGATTTATTAATAGCAATGACTTGTGAAAAAAAGAAAAAGGGGCTTATATGGTCCAATATTTACCCAATGTCTCCTTTAATGTCTACACTTTCTCAAATTTCTGATATTAAAGATGCTGATTATATGAATGGAGAAATGAGTTACGATGTAGAGACAGAAAGCGATAGATTTGATGTTAATGGAATTAATAGTCATAACTGTCGCACAAGAGTAATTGGTAATGTAGTAGACCCTGAAAGAGAAATTTGTAACGGACGTGGTAACTTATCCTTTACTTCAATCAATCTTCCCCGTTTAGCAATAGAATCTAAAGGAGATATTGATTTATTTTTTAAGAAATTAGATAATATGGTCAATTTATGTATAGATCAATTATTAGAGCGATTTGAGCAACAGTGCAAAAAGAAAGTAAAAAACGCTCCATTTTTAATGGGTCAAGGCGTTTGGATAGATTCAGATAATTTAGATTGGGAAGATGAAGTCAGAGAAGTATTAAAGCATGGCACCCTATCAATGGGATTCATTGGATTAGCTGAAACTTTAAAATCTTTAATTGGAAAACATCATGGGGAAAGTGAAGAAGCACAAAAATTAGGGCTTAAAATTGTAGGTCATTTAAGGGAACGAATGGATGAAGAAAGTCAAAAGCGTAAATTGAATTTTACTTTATTAGCAACTCCTGCGGAAGGTTTATCAGGACGTTTTGTTAATATAGATAAAAAAAGATATGGAATTATTGAGGGGATTACCGACCGGGATTACTACACCAATTCGTTCCATGTGCCGGTGTATTATCCCATCTCCGCGTATGACAAGATTGCCATTGAAGCACCTTATCACGCCCTGACCAACGCCGGTCATATCAGCTATATTGAGATGGATGGAGACCCCACGGAGAACTTGGACGCCTTTGAACGGGTCATCCGTTGCATGAAAGAGAAGGGCATTGGCTACGGTTCGGTCAACCATCCGGTGGACCGGGACCCGGTGTGTGGATTCTCTGGGATCATCGGAGACCAGTGCCCCGGCTGCGGACGCCATGAAAATGATGGTGTGCCTTTTGATAGAATCCGTAGAATCACAGGATATTTAGTAGGAACTTTAGATAGATTTAATAATGCTAAACGAGCAGAAGAACATGATAGAGTAAAACATAATGCTTAAAGAATACTTTTTTGTTTTATTATATAAATAAAAAGAGAATATTAAATTTATTTTTATAACAAAAATAATTATTAAAAAATCAAGAGATGTGATGGATTTATCACATCTCTTGATTTTTTAATAATTATTTATATAAAATTACATTTTTTTTACTCAATATTGAAAAACTTATCAATATTCTTAATTTCTTCATACTCGGTATCTTGCTCCAAACTTTTCATCAATTCAATGTACTTATTAAAATAATCCTTTGAAGCAGGGTCGCTATCACATATTAAACAATATAAATGGAGAAAAAATACCCCCGCCGAAAATGGCGGGAGCAAAACTTACAACCCAACCACTTATATACCGCATATTGGTCAGCGGTAAAACTTACTCGTGATACCATACCTTAGAGTATGGGCGTGCGACGTTACGCTTTCTATGCTATTATAATAGCATATTCTAAGAGGAAAGTCAACATAAATTTTTTTTAATTCATAAAGCAAAAAATATTGACAAATTATAAAAAATATAATATAATATTAAAAACCCAACAGAGAGTGGCGCTGGATGCTGGATGGCGCTATATAAATCAGAGCTTTATATTCAAGCCTAAGCATGCGAAAACTGCTTGTCGTTACTACTCAATGACGACTGGAATGATAACTTCTGCATGAGACGAGTGACGGTTCTGACTCGTCGGTAAAATAAAAACTGATCGAACGAAGTTATCCAACAGGGAGGGAAATTCCTTCCCTGTTTTTTCTTTTTAGAAAAATGCTGCTCTCAATATTGACTTTCTAATAAAAATAAGATATACTAATTAAAAAGTAGCAAACAAAATAAAACGCAATGCAGGAGGTATATTAAAAAAATGATTTATCTTGATAGTGCTGCTACATCTCGCTATTATGTCCCTGTGAAAGATTTTTTCAAAAATCCTCATGCTAATCATGCTTTAGGAATTAAAGCTCAAAAAGAAATGAACAGATGTAGAGAAATTATTAAAAAATATATTCATGTAAATGAAGGTATTGTAATTTTTGGATATAGCTCAACGGATTTAGCTAATAGATTGTTTAATCACTCTAAAGTTGTTGGAAATGGAGTATTTATTTTCGGTGATGAACATGAATCTTTTTATCAATATGATAATCCAATATGTACTTCCTATGTATTTCAAATACAAACATTAGTAAATAATATTACCGGTATTAAAAAACCTTTAATTCATAAAATGGAAAATACTTTTGTCATTGCGGATTATACTGCTGCTATTCATCACATGGTATTACCTGATAATGCAGAAGAATATTATGATGCAATTATTGCAAGTGGACATAAATTCAATGGACCTCAAGGAACTGGATTTATGTGGATTAGTGACCGTTTACAAAAATATTTAGGTGGTAATATTTGCGGTAATAATGAATATGGTTTTGTGCCAGGAACTCCCAATGTCAATGGGATTTTTGCTATGACAGAAGCATTGATAAAAGATGATTATACTTATATTTATAGTGAAGATTTATTGAAATCATTAAAAACAGTTTTTAATAGAAAAAATATAGAGTATAAAATTATAGGAGAAAATACAAATAAAATTGCTGCTATCAATGCAATTTATCTTCCTGGAATAAATGCAGATGCTTTAACCAATTATTTATCTACCAAAGCAATTTATATTAGTCCTGGACATTCTGCTTGTGCTGAAGCATCTGATTATAGAGTATTAAATTCTTATGGCTTAACAGATGAAGAAGCAGCTTGTACTATTAGAATTTCTTTTGATTCCCAAAATAATTATGGAGAAATTAATGAGTTGGCAAAAGAAATTAGTTATTTTACAGATAAATTTGTAAAATAATAATAAGGAGTATTTAATTTGAATGAACAAATTAATGTTAAAATACTCAAATCTAAACTTACAATAGAAGATCATAAGAAAATATTAAACTATCTTGATATACCAATTTTTAACGAAACAGAAACTACCATCAATTATTGGACAGGTGATAAAAACAAAGATGCTTATAAAGGTAGCCCAGGAAAATTAGTTTTTTATAAAGATAACAAAATTTATGTAGGATATACTTCTGGTCGAACTTATGATATTATTTCTCTTTGTCAAGTTCGATTAAATTTATTGAATAAAAAAAGTAATTTTTTAGATGCTATTAATTTTATTTTAGAATGTACTAATATTCAAAGTCAATCTGTCCAAAGAATTAATAAACCCAATGTTTGTAATTGGCAATCAAATTTAGAAAAATTTATAAGATTTAAAAATAATGAATCTATTTTTCAAGAATATGATGATTCTATCCTTTTGAATTTTTCTAATTCGTATTATGAAGGATGGATAAATGAAGGTATTAGTATTCAATCAATGATAAAATATGAAATACGATATTATGATTATACTAATCAAATTATTATTCCTTGTAGAAATAAAGATGGAAATTTAATTGGTATAAGATGTCGAAATTTACATCCAGATCGAATAAATTATGCTAAGTATATTCCTTTAATTTTATTCAACAATAAGTGTTATAAATTTAATACCAACAATGAATTTTATGGCATATATTATAATTGGCCTGCGATAAAAAAAAAGAAAGAAGTAATATTAGTAGAAGGAGAAAAAAGCGTCTTAAAAGCCGATACTTGGTTTAATACTAATAGTAATGTTTTAGCTTTATATGGATCACAATTAGGATTGCACAGAAGAAACCAACTTGTAAAAATGGGAGTAAACAAAGTTATTTTGGCTTTAGATAATGATTTTCATAATATAGGAGACAAAGAATATGATGTCTTTGAAAAGAAAATTTTTTCATTAGGGAAATTATTCAAAGGTTATGCCAAAGTCTCTGTTATTTATAATAATATTGGGCTTAAAAACGCTTATAAATGCTCTCCCTTTGACTTTACATTAAATGAATATAAAATGCTTTATGATAATCAAGAAGCATTATAATTAAATAAAAATGGAGTTATACTCCATATATGATAATATAATTTATGAAAGGAAAAATTATTATGGAAAAGAAAAATCGTTTTTATGAAAACAGAAAAGCTATTCAGATTTTGGGTAGAGAAAGAGGAGTCAGCATTGATGTTGCTTCTACTATGTATGCTCAAGAGCAAGGATGGACTGGTTGGCAAAAAGAAATGGATGAATGGAAAGCTATACAAAATTCTTACGTTCAAAGCCCTACTAAACAATTAGCTGATCTTTTTAAATAAGAAAGGACTTTTATGGAAGAAAAAAATACATCTTTGCCCATTATACATTCAGAAGATGATATTCCAGAAACTATGCTCGAAGAAATAAATAATGGAAAGGGAGAAGACGAAGATGAGTAATAGTCCCCTTGTTAGTTATACTAAACTTTCTCCCAATCACTCTGGAAAACGGAATCATGTAATTGATACAATTACTATTCATTGTATGGCAGGCAACGCCAGTGTAGAAACTTGTGGTGCTTTATTTGCTAATCCATCTCGTAAAGCCAGTAGCAATTATGGTATTGGAAGTGATGGACGAATTGCTTTGTATGTAGATGAAGCAAATCGGTCTTGGTGTTCTTCCAGTTCTTCTAATGATAATCGAGCTATTACTATTGAAGTAGCCAATAATGGCGGCGCTCCAGATTGGCCTGTATCAAACAAGGCTTATGCAGCATTATTAGATTTAGTAACAGATATTTGTAAAAGAAACGGTATCAAGAAGTTGGTATGGTCTACAAACAAAAATGATCGAATTAATCATAAAAATGGTTGTAACATGACAATTCACCGCGATTTTTCAAATAAAAGTTGTCCTGGAGACTATCTATATAATCGACACGGGCAAATCGCGGCTGAAGTAAACAAAAGATTGGAAGGAGAAGAAGAGGTGGATATTGCAAAGTTAATTTCTGAAATGACTAATGAACAGGCATATCAACTCATGCAAAAAGCAGAACTCCATGCTAAAACATTGGATGAACCTGCTTGGTCTAAGAATGAAGGGCATTGGGCAAAGGCTACGAAAGCTGGCATTGTAGATGGTAGCAGTCCGGAAAGACCTATGAAACGAGACGAAGTTATTGCGGTTCTGGGCAGAAAGAATTTAATTTAATTTTAAATAAAAATAAGAGGACTAAAAGTCCTCTTATTTTTATTTAAAATTGTATGATTTACTAATTGATTTTAAAAAGAAAAACTGGTACAATCTAAATAAAGAAAATAAAAAAAAAGAGGTGTAAACAATTACGATATGTTGCCTGAAAAGAAAATAGAAAAATATTTGCGAAATGCAAAAATAGTTTCTTTATTGAGTGATAATAAAAAAACTCGTGTTGGATGCGTAGTAGTATACAAAAATAAAATTATTAGTATGGGGCATAATTATGAAAATAAAACCAGTCCTTTGCAAAAAAAATATAATGAACTGAGAGGCTACGATCCTAATGATTCAATAAGTAGAAATACTTTACACGCGGAAATTGATGCGCTTCTTTCCATAGAGCAAAATGTAGAAAATTATAATAAAATACATTTATTTATTGTTCGTAGTAAACGAGATGAGTCAAATGGAATAGCCAGACCTTGTCCTGCATGTATGGGTTTAATAAAAAAAATGGGAATAAAAAATATATATTATTCCACAGAAAATGGTCCTGGCAGTTGGTGTTATGAAAAAATAAAAGAATAAATTATTCTTTTATTATAAAATACATAAGGAGATTAATATGGAAGTACAAGCATTATTACCAGAAATAACAAACAATTTTTTAGAAGATTATCTTATATCTTGTGGAGTAAATGATGTAGGCATATATTTAAGTGCCGACTTAAATTGTGTAGATAGTCCATTTCAATATATAGATATGGATAAAGCAGTATTAAGATTACAAAACGCTATTAAGAAAAAAGAAAAAATTGGTATTCTTATTGATTCTGATGCTGATGGTATTTTATCATCTGCCCTTTTATATTCTTTTTTAAAAAAATATTTGAATGTAAAAGATATTGTTATTTATAATCATATTGGAAAACAACATGGATTAGTTCAAAATGAACAAGAGAATATTATTTCACAAATCGTTCAAAGTGATATCAGTCTTTTATTTTGTCCTGATTCTGCATCTAATGACGTTGAACAAGTTAATTTACTTAAAGAATATGGTGTTGATGTTATTATATTAGATCACCATGAAATTGAAAAAATAAATTCTAATGCCATAGTAATTAATCATCATAGAAGTAAAAATTTGAATACTGCTTTGTCTGGATGTGGTGTAACATTTAAATTTGTACAAGCATATTCTCAAAAAATGGACATTGATATTAAAAATCAATATTATGATATGGTAGCTATTAGTTTAGTTACTGATATGTGTAATATGACATCTTTGGAAAATCATGCTTTATTTAAATACGGAATTAATAATATAACAAATCCAATGATAAAAGCAATGATTGAAGAATATTCTTTTAGAGATATAAGTCCATATAATATAGCTTGGTCTATCTCTCCTAAAATCAACTCTGTATTTAGAGCCGGAACATTAGAAGACAAGAATAATTTTTTCTATTGTTTTGTAGAAGAAAGACCAATTTTTCAAGGATTAGATATTTGTGAATTTTGTCACAAAAATCAAAGAAAAATTGTGAATACTTTGACAAAAGAATTAAACTCTAATTTAGAAAAATATGATAATGTAATTATTGGTTTTGCTTTTAATGAAGAAACTGTTTATAATGGATTAATTGCTAATAAAATTGCAGGTGCAAATCATAAAACCACTTTAGTTATTAGAGAAACACAAGATAAATATATGGGTTCTTTAAGATCACCAATAGACATTGCTAATAAAATTAATGATACTGGTTTAGCTTTATGCCAAGGACATTTGCAAGCATGTGGAATTGAATTAGAAAAAAATAAATTGAATGATTTAGTTGAATGGTTCAATCATCAAACTTTTTCTATAAAAAAGAATGTGTCTGCTATTATTGAAGCTAAACAAATCACTCAATCTTTATGCCAAATAATAGAGAATAATAAAGATTTGTGGAATAGTAGCGAAGCAGCTAAAATAACAAAGCCAAAGTTTTATATTACTTTTTCAAATGACAGTTATAATATTTACACCAATAGAACAACAACAATTAAATTTAATGTAAATGGCACAAATATTATTAAATTTAGAGCTAAAAAAGAAGATGTAGAATTAATAGAAAAAGAAGATTGTAAAATTGAAGCTATTATTACTTTATCTATTAATGAATGGAATGGTAATAAATATCCGCAAGCTATTATTGAAGAATGGGAAATCGTACCCACAACAAAAAATTCAACATTATACGATAATAATAATTGGGCGTGTAATTGGTAATATATAAAAATGAAATATACCTTATTGATTACAGAAATAAAAAAGAAAGAAAAGATTTTATATTTGAAATCTTATGGTTATTATAAAGATTTAGTCTTTGTTGTAGAAAGACAATGGGAGGATGATAAATTAAATGATAAAGAAAGAAGTATAATGGAACATATGGGAGTTAAAACTTATGAGCTACTTTAGTATTCACAATCATTCGGATATTGGCTCTAATGCAGGGCTTGGTTTTCCAGATACAATTTGTCGTGTACCTGATCTAATTCAGAGAGCTTATGATTTAGGATTGCCTGGAATAGCTTTGACAGATCATGAATCATTAAGTGGACATATTCAAGCACTTAATTATTATAATTCTATGGGAAAAGATCGTTCTTTTACATTAGGATTAGGCAATGAAATTTATCTTGTTCCTGAAGAATGGGATGAGATAAATAAAGAACATCATAATACATATCCGTACTGTCATTTTATTTTATTAGCTTTAGATAATGACGGACATAAACAACTTCGAGAACTTTCTACAAGAGCTTGGAAAAGAAGTTGGAAACAAAGAAGAATATATCGTTGTCCTACATATTATTCAGATTTAGAAGAAATTATTAAACCCAATCAAGGACATGTTATTGCTTCGACAGCTTGCTTGGGCGGAATAATTAGCAGATTATTATTGGACAATAAATGGGAAAAAGCATTTGGAGAAAATGGAGAATTAAACAAATTTATAAATATTTTTGGGAGAGATAATATTTATCTTGAAATTCAACCTCCTAAAGATGCAAATTGCGATCAAAGTAAAGTCAATAGATTAATGTGGAAAGGTCATGAATTTACAGGAATAAAAATTATTCCGAGTTCCGATTCACATTATCTTAAAAAAGAAGATGCTTTTATTCATAAAATTTATTTAAATTCTCAAGAAGGAGATAGAGAAGTTGATGAATTTTATGCAACAACTTATCTTATGTCTCCTGATGATCTTCGAGAACATTTGTGTATAGATTTTACAGATGAACAAATAGAACAAATGTTTGAATGGTCTTTAGAAATTTGTAATAGAATAAAAGGATATAATTTTAATCATGATCCAATTATTCCTCAAATTCCAAAAGAAAAAATCCCAGATTCATTTACTATTCAGCATTGGTTCAAAGAATATTATAAAAATTATCCTGATTTTGCTTATTATGCTCTTAATAAAAACAATAACAAATGGGAAGAATATTTTTTTTATCAAGTGGAACAAGGATTAAAATCTAAAATAGTAGATAAAGGAAAAGATTTACAATTATATATTGCTCGACTTAATGAAGAATTTGAACAATTTAGATTGATTAGTGAACAACTGAATACTTCTATTCCTTCTTATTTTTCTTCTATGTCAAAAATTATTGATCTTATATGGGAATCAAATAGTTTGGCTATGCCCGCTCGTGGTAGTAGTGCTGCGTCATTAACTAATTATCTTTTAGAAGTTACTCAAATTGACCCTGTTCCATTAGGAAACTACTTTCCTTTCTGGAGGTTTTTAAGTGTCGAACGTGGAACAGAGCTTCCAGATTAACAACATAGTCTGGCTATATGGTGACATATAGAAAACAAGATGGTGAACCCGTACTTGCGGGGTGTGTCTAAAAAGATGCTAACAGTGAAAATCTTGGCCTACTGAATCGGGTTATGACAACACTGTGCCAAGGCCAAAAGGCAAGGTGCAACGACTAAGTGGCATTATGGTGAAATTCCTATTGTCCAGCGCCATCCTCTCTATTCTTATAGAGATGAAGATATAGTCTGATCTCATAGAAAATCATAACTATGAGCTAACACAATGATTGATAATGATTCAGAAGCCTCTAAAAAGAAAACAATTATAGCAAAAATTAAAGAATATTTTGGAGAAGATAAAGTATTAAATATTATAACTTTTTCAAAAATTTCTTCTAAAACTGCTATACAAAAAGCCTGCAAAGGATTAGATATTAATAATGATATCGCAGGTTACTTAAAATCTTTGATTCCCGTAGATCGTGGTAAAGTTGCTAAATTAAAAGATTGTTTATTTGGTAATAAAGAAAAAGGAATCAAACCAGTATATGAATTAGTCTCTGAGATGAAAAAATATCCTAAGTTGCAAGAAACTTGCTTAGGAATTGAAGGACTTGTAACTAATAGAGGGATTCATGCTGCGGGTATAATTATATGTAACGAACCTTATACCAATTTTCTATCCGCTATGAGATCACCAGATGGAACTTTAATTACTGGATATGATTTAATTGATGCAGAACAAGTAGGTTGCGTTAAATTTGATATGCTAACTACTACATGCACTGATAAAATTCATAAAACTTTAGATTATTTGGTTAAATACAATAAAATAAAACCGGGGAAAAATTTGAAAGAAACTTATTATAATTGGATACATCCTGACGTATTAAATTATGATAATCCTGAAATGTGGAAAATTATTCCTACAATTTATTCAGTATTTCAATTTGACACTCCTATTTCAGTTAAAGCTCTGGAAGCTACAAAACCTAAATCAGTAATGGATTTATCAGCGGCCAATAGTTTATTAAGATTACAACCTGAAAATAGTTCTATTACACCTATTGATTCTTATATTAAATATAAAAATAATCATCAAGAATGGATAGAAGATACTAAAAATTTTGGATTAAACGATAAAGAGCGCGAAATTCTTTGGAAGTATTTAGGCGATGCTTATGGATTAGCAGATAGTCAAGAAAAAATTATGCGTCTAAGTATGGACCCAGAAGTATCTGGATATAGCTTAAAAGAAGCAAATAAATTAAGAAAATCTATCGCTAAAGTTTTGGCATTTGGCGCTTTATGTGGTAACATATAAAGAAAAGGGAGCAATATCGGAGGAAGCTAAGTTGTTATTAAATAATAAGCTACCACCGAGATAAACGACCAGATAGCGCAAGGCTGGTTGTCATCGTAACGCATAGGAGCTGAATAAATATAATGCCCCCAAGAGTGTTCCCCATCCTTATGGGATGAAAATGTATGCTGACCTTATGGGAAACCATAAGAACTATGGGATAAAAAGCCCATAGGATAACAATGTGAAAAAAGATGAAAAACTCCAGGCTGAAGCTAAACAACAATTTTTTGAATATGGACGAAAAATTGGAACAAGAGAAGTATTTTTAGATTATATATGGAATGTAGTATTTGCAGCAAGTATGGGATATTCGTAAAAGATTGTTTAACCTAAACCTTGTGGCATGGTTATTCAATTAAGCGCCTCATAGTAGTAATATTATGAGTGGAGTTTGTGAACTGTTTGGTCAACAGGTGTGTGAATTATATTCATGCTAACAGAAAAAGCCTAAACTGGAAACAGCAAGGTGATTCTGTGCTAAGTTATAAGAGGTTTTAATATGCAATTATATAACGGCGATTGTTTAGAAGTAATGAAATCAATTCCAGATAAATCTATTGATTTAATTCTATGTGATCTACCTTATGGTATAACTAAATGTAAATGGGATACTCCTATTGATTTATTTGCTATGTGGAATCAATATAATAGAATAATCAAAGATAATGCCCCAATTCTTTTATTTGCTCAAACTCCTTTTGACAAAGTTCTTGGATCATCTAATTTATCTATGCTTAAATATGAATGGATTTGGGAAAAAACACAGGCAACAGGTCATCTTAATGCAAAGAAAATGCCGATGAAAGCACATGAAAATATTCTTGTGTTTTATAAAAAATTGCCAATTTATAATCCACAAAAAACAACCGGCCATAAACCCATTCATTCATATACTAAATATATTAAAACTCAAAACAATACAGAACTATATGGATATATGAAACAAGAAATATCAGGCGGAGGAGAAACAGACAGATACCCAAGAAGTATCATCACTTTTGCTTCTGACAAACAAACTTGTCATTTACATCCTACTCAAAAACCCGTCGCTTTGCTTGAGTATTTTGTTAAAACTTATACGAACGAAGAAATGTTAGTCCTTGATAATTGCATGGGTTCTGGCTCCACAGGTATAGCCTGTATCAACACAAATAGGAATTTTATTGGAATTGAACTTGATAAACAATATTTTGATATCGCTAAAGAAAGATTAACTTCTTATAAAAAGTGCAACGACTAAGTGAACGGAAATTGACTACCGTTTGAGCGCAAACTACCCTAATCTTATAGATGGGTAAAGATATAGTCTGCTCTACATAGAAATATGTAGCTAACATTAAGGTCTCTCAACTACATTCATATAGCTATTCTATTGTAGCTCTTCAAGAACTTAATCTAAATTATTTTTATCCCAAAGTTTATTGGAATTGTGGTTGTCTTTCTGTTGAATCTATGGGACTTAAAGACAATGAAGATGGCACACAAAAAATTGGTAATACTAATTATGCAGAAATTTCAAAAGCCATATATAAGATGAAACAATCTGGTATAAATGTATTACCTCCTTCTATTAATAATTCTGATATAGATTATGTTCCCTCGGAAGAAAAAGACATAATATATTTTGGCCTTATAGGAATTTCTGGAATTAATATCAACATTTGTCAACAAATTATTGAAAATAGACCTTATAATTCATTCAAAGACTTTTATGAAAAAAATTGTTATGATGGTAGTTTAATTACACATAGCAAATTCATTCAATTAATTAAAGCAGGTTGTTTTGATGAATTTAATTCAGACCGAACAATAATAATGAAACAATATGTTATATTATCTACTCCTATTAAAGATACATTAACAATGTCTAATCTTCCAGAAATATTAAGAATTAAATGCAATATACCGAAAAATATTATCGAGCCTTATTATTTCAAAAAATATGTAATTAATAAGCAATTTTTATATGGACAGCATCCTAATTTTAAGACAAAGAAATTATATTGGTTAGATAATAAAGCTCTAAAATACTTTGAAAAACATTGTAAATTAAAGATGAAAGAAAATATAGATTGGTTACAAAAAGATGATTTAACTTTGATAGTTGACAAATCTTTAGAAAAAGTTGTTTCTTCTCAGATGCAATCTTTAAAAGATTATATTTCTGATCCTTCTTTTATGCGAGAATATAAAAATAAAGCGTATATATATTGTTATTCAAATATGTTGGATAATAAAGATACAAATCATTGGTCTATTGAATCATGTGGATTTTATTCCAATCAACATGAATTATCAAACATTAATAGAAAAGAATATAATATTTCTTTATTTGATGATATTCCTTTATCTCCTGTATTTTATACTGAAAAATATGGAAAAAGAGAATGGAAAAAATATGAATTATATCAAATTGCTGGAACAGTTATTGATAAAATTGACAATCATCATTTAGTTACTATTCTTGATATTAATAATAAAGTAATTCAATGCAAATTTGATAAAACTGATTATGCTTATTACAAAGCTCAAATTAGTGATATAAATGATAACAAAGGGAAAAATATAATAGAAACTTCTTGGTTCAGAAGAGGAACAACTTTGATTTTAACTGGTTATCGTATGGGCTTAAATGATTTTCGTATAAAAACTTATAAAAACTCAATCTATAACAAAAAAGTAAAAAAAATTTGCTCTATCAATAATCAAACTGGAGAAATTATTATTCAAAGC